ATTAAAATAGATATTTGATTTATTTAAAGAAAATGATTAATATTATAAAATATGGATAACATACCTTTCGAAATTAAAGCAAAAGAAATTCTTAAATCATATAATGGTACTAATGATTATATATTAGAGCTAAAAAATTATTTATTAACAAAAAATAGATTATCCATAACAAAAAATATGGGTGACTATATTATAAATAATTATAAAGTAAAACCTATGTTGATAAATAAAAAATTTTATCTCCATAAAAGTTGCCGTACCTTTCTTAAAGAACAATATGACTTAAGAGAAATACCTGAATTTATTTTTATAAATAAACTTCTTACAAGGAAAAAAGAATCATTACATATATGGGGCACCTTTAAAGATGATCTAAATTTCCATTCGATTTATTTAAATAAAAATAATATAAAAGAAACAAAAAATATTGAATTACCATCTTTTGAAAAATATAAAAGACAACCAAAACCACATCAGCTACCAGCAATAAAAGCATTATTGGAAAATGATAAATTTATTTTAGCTGACGACATGGGGGTCGGTAAATCGCTGATAATCAATACTTTATGTTATACACCTAAAGGAAAGATTGAAATTGGTTTACTAAAAGTTGGTGACAAGGTTATTGGTTCTGATGGTAAACCATATAATGTCAGAGGTGTGTTTCCACAAGGTGTTAAAGATTTATATAAAGTAACATTTAATGATGGTTATTCTATTAAATGCTGCGGTGAACACTTGTGGATGGTATCATCTAATAATTCAGGTGAAAATTCAAAAAATAGAGATAATCGATATGTTACATTAAGTGTAAATCAAATGCTCGATAAAGAACTTATTTTGGAACAAAAAGGTGTTGGTAAAAACAATAATAAAAATTATAAATATTCAACTTATTATAAAGTTAAGAATGGTGATTCAAAATGGCAAATACCTATTGTAAAACCAATTGAATTTTATAACAAAGATATATTATCAATAGACCCATATTTACTTGGTTTGTGTTTAGGTGATGGTCATTTTGAAAAAAAACATGTAAAATTTAAGGTTCATAAAGAAGATTATGATGAATTATTTAATAATTTTAATTTAACAGAACACAAATCAATTGATGATAATCATAGAATTGGTTATTTAAACTTAGGTGAAAATATTAAAAATCTAAACTTAAACTCAACGTTATCACATACTAATTTTATTCCTGATATATACAAATATTCATCAATAGAAAATAGATTAGCCATACTTCAAGGATTAATGGATACTGATGGTCATTGTATGAAATCTAAAAATGGTGAATTCGCTGGAACTGAGTATGCTACAGTATCCGAACAACTAGCTGATGATGTTGCTGAAATAGTTCATAGTCTTGGTGGTATTGTTAGAAAAAGTAGTAAAATCGGATCATATAAAAAACAAGACGGAACCAAGGTTATTTGTAAACGTTGTTATCGTTTAAATATTAAAATGCCTGAAGGTATAAATCCTTTTAGATTAAAAAGAAAAGCAATTGAATATAATTCACCTAAAAAATATCCAGTTGGTAGATATATTAAAAATATTGAACCTTGTGGGAGCGGTGAGGCCGTATGTATTTCTGTAGATAGTCCAGATAAATTGTATGTTACTGAACACGCTATTATTACCCATAATACGACCTCTTCAATATTAGCTGCATTAATTAGTGGTTCTGAAAAAATTTTAATCATTTGTACAGCAACATTAAAATTAAATTGGAAAAAAGAAATAGAAATATTTGAATCACCAAACAATATAAGTATTGTTGAGGGTTCTGATTTTGTTTGTAAAAAATGGACAATAATTAATTATGATATATTAAAAAACTTCCATTTTTTACCTGAAAAAGATAAAGAAACACCACAGTCAATAATAGATTTTTATAAATTCGATTTAGTTATTGCCGATGAATGTCACTCAATAAAAAATGCTTCTTCACTAAGAACCAAAATTTTTAATGATTTTGTTTTTAATATTAAAAAGAGGTGGTTATTAACTGGTACGCCAATAACAAATAAACCTATAGATTTATATAATCTTTTATATATTTGTGAATCACCATTGGGTGATAATTGGGTTCATTTTATTAAAAGATATTGTGGTGGTAAACAGTTTTATCGTAAAGGTTCTTCTCAAAAATATTGGGTGGCAAATGGTGCAACTAATTTAAATGAATTGAATGAATATATTGATGATATATTTTTAAGAAGATTAAAAAAAGATGCTATTGATTTGCCAGATAAACACATAAAAAAAATATATATTAAATTATCAGAATCAGAAAGATATAATTCATATATTGAGGAGTATAAAAAATGGGTTTTAGAACAAAAGGAAAAAGAAATTGATTTAAAACCTAGTGAACATTTAACACATTTAAGTAAAGTAAGGCAACTATTATCGGAGGATAAAGTAAAACATACTATAAAATTAGCTGAGGATTATATAGAAAATGGTCATAAGGTTATTATTTTTTCATGTTTTACCAATACGATTAATGAGATACATGAACATTTTGGTAAATCATCTGTTTTATTAGATGGTACTATGAGTTCTAAAAATAAAGATATATCGGTTACGAAATTTCAAAATGATAAAAAAATAAATGTTTTTTGTGGTAATATTGTCGCTGCTGGTAGTGGTATTACATTAACAGCTGGTACAATCGTTATATTTAATGATCTTGACCATACACCAGCGAATCATGCCCAGGCGAGTGATAGAGCATACAGAATGGGGCAAGAAAATGATGTACATATAATTTATATGTTGGTTGATAATACATTAGATGATGTTATGTATGATAAGTTACAGGAAAAAATAAAGAATATATCAATTGTTTTAGGTGATGATGTTAAGTTTGATAATGTATCTGTCATTAAGAGCGTTGTGGAATTTTTAAATTCTTAATAAACTATTTATAATTAAATATAATAAGATGAGAATAAACCAAGCAGAAAGAACTAAAATATATACTCAGGCCAAGCATAGGTTAGGTGCTCCGACTAGACAAGTGCAGTTGGAGACTGAGACTTTGGATTCTTTATTGGAGGTTGCTACAGAGGATTATGTTGAGTATATACAAAATTATTTAATAGAACAACAATGGCCAAGTTTGGTGGGTATTAATATTAGTGAAGTTGATTTAACAAGAGCCTTTGTGAATAGAAATTATGATCTATTAACACAATATACATATTCTTACTCAAAAATTGTCGGTCTTGGTGCTGGTGAGGGTGGATTTGTTTTAAAACAAGATTATATTACGTTACAGGGTGGTGTTCAAATGTATGAAATACCAGCCAATAGGGAGATTAATGAGGTTATGTGGTATAATCCAGCCACACTGGACCAATCGGTTATTGATCCATTTTTAGGTATGTGGAATAATCAATTTGGTGGTGAGTATGCTGGATTGGGGAATTATTATATTTTACCAGCATCTGATATATTAATGAGGGCATCTGACAGAAATTTAAAAAATAGGATGATAAGATCTGACCTTATTTATAAAATAACTAATGCCCCTAATGGTAAAAAGTTTTTACATTTAATGAATACACCTGGTGGACAATACGACCAAGCTGGTTTTTTATTAAGTAATAGTAAGGTATGGTATTGGTATTATGATATAAATGGTAATAAGGATGAATGTTTGGCAACAAACAGGGATATTATAAAAACACCAGCTGATGTACCTTTGGATGATATTTCTTTTGATGATTTAAATGACCCGTCAAAAGTTTGGATAAGAAGATATTTTATCGCATTATGTAAGGAAACATTGGGTAGGATAAGAGGTTATGCGAGTGGTGATGTACCTGTGAGTGATACACAAACAATTAAATTGGACTATCAATCATTATTAACAGAAGGTAAGGATGAAATGATGAGTTTGAAGCAGGAATTAAAAGATAGATTAGAGAAGTTTAATCCATTATTGGTTCTTGAGAGAATGTCTAAGGAGGCTACTGAAATCAATAATGCGTTGAAATACAGACCAATGCCAAGACCAATTAAATTAATATAACATGTATGATTTTTTATTATCACCAGATTCTTATTTTGATTTTAAATTATCTGATGATGCTGTTGAATTTATAAGAGATTATTCACAGTATGAATTATTTTATATTGATACAAATAAATCTTTGTATTCAACAGGTGGTACTATACCACAAAATCAATATAAATCAAAATATATTTCTTTAACTGGTTATGATAATGGGTTTTTACCAAATATTTTACCCACACAATATTCTGGTGTGATAACCGCTAATTCACCATATTCATATAATTTTTCTGGTGATAATACGTGGGCATATATAAGTAATGATCAAACTAGTGATTACCCAGGTTTTTCTGGGTCAAAAAATCTATTAATAGAATTTAAACCACCAATTATTAATAATAGTGATGATGGGGGTTATTTTGTTGTCTTTGACTCAACTGGTAACACATACATATATACACCGTTTAATTATATCAATAGTTCAAGTAGTGGATATGGTATATATTCTAATAATAGTGAATTTACAGATGTATATTATTCTGGTGACACAATTTCATTTTTTGTAAATAATAATATAATGTATTTACAAAAAAATGGTGTAACTTTAAATACATTGGTGAATAATAACCCATCGTCAGATTATAAATTCGAATGTGGGTTTTATTCATCTGTTAGTGGTGTAACATACACAATAAACGATTTAATGTGTTATTTTCAAACCTGTAAATATACAGGTGATACACAAAATATAAGTGGTTTAACAATACCGACAACTGGTATAACATATACATTCGGTAAAACACCATTTAAATTATTACCTGTCACTGGTACAACAAACACATATAATTACGACATTAATCCAAAAAATGCTGAAATAGCTAATAAACCATATAATCAATTATTGGGTGGTTTTTATCAAGGTAGTTTTAAATTATTTGATCAACCAATACAATATTTTAATGGAAGATATAATAAGGGTTGGACAGTAAACCAAATAATAACGATAACGGTAGATAACTCAGAACTACCAAAGTTAAATGATTTACATAATTATGGTGAATATATCGTTCACCAGTCAGAGGGTATTTTATTTTATTTAGGTACTAGGGCTGAAAATAAATTCTTTGAGTTAAATCCAGATACTATAGATACATTAATAAGTAATTATGGTATAAATGATAATATAATAAATGATGTATCAACACAAAAAATTTATCAAATAAATACAGAAACAAATGGTAATATTTTTGATAAAACAGATTTATTTAAAAACGATACGTTTACATTAAATGGTGAAGATTATAATGGATTTTATAATATAACAAATAATATATATTATTCTGGGAGAACATCAGATACATCAGCAGAATTAAATAAAATATATGATTATTCAGATATAATAAATAATTCTTTTTGTATTTTTTTACATAAGGGTAAAATAGGTTATAGAACAATTTATAAAACAGACCCATGTTATTCTGGAGAGGTACTTGATCCGTTAGTTATTGATGAATCATCTTTTCAAACAATTAATGATGATTCATACCCAGAATATGAAATAAGAAAGATTATCACAAAGAAATTTACAATAGAAAATATTATTACAACCTCACCTGTTATAAATAATAATGATTTAGGTGAAAGATTTTTATTTATAACAACTGTTTTTGAACGTGATCTAACTTATGATACTAATTGTGATATAAGTTATGGTGATGATAAAAAAGGCACTCTTAAAATTTATATAAATGGTAATATTGTTTTTAGTTATGATAAATTTACTGAACCAATACCACATGAGTTAGATGTGAATCCTTATTTACAAGAAGATGTATCATTTAATATTTCACTTGGTGGTGGTACACAGGGTTTAGTACAAACAGTTAACCCATATGGAATAGAACCACCAACAAAAATAATTGATAAATTTTTTACATCTAGCTTCATTGGTGGTGTGTGTACGTTACAAATGTATAGTATACCTTTAGATATAACAGAAATTAAAAAAGAGTTTTATAAAATAAAAAATGAATATAACATCTATGCACCAGAGGGTGGTAGACAAGTTAGAATTAAAACAGGAGGATATTAAATGGTTTTTAATATAAGAAAGGGTGCAACATTACCTATACTTAAAATGGTTGCTATTAAAGATAATAGAAATGATTATAATAAATTAATTTCTTTATTACCTAATGCTACTATTACTTTTTCCATGAGGGATAGTCGGACAAATATATATAAAGTTGTTAATAAACCTGGTTCGATTTATTTAAAAACACCTACCACCTCCGATGGTGATAAAGAATACTACATTGGTTATCAGTTTACTGCTGATGATACTGATACTTGTGGTATATATGTAGGACAATTTAATATAACATTTATTAATTTAGATACCACTGTTTATGGAGCTATGATAGCCCCAGTAGGTGAAGATTTATTTATAAAGGTTGGTGACACATTTGTTAAATCAGATATTATATATATTTAATTGTTTCATTGATTTGTTTTTAAGATCTAGATTTCATATAATTACCCAAACGAGATAATTATGACTGAATTTAGTGTACCTATTGAGGATATTGAAAAATTTCTACAAGGTCATGGTGAAGAGAAATATATAGTTAATATAGAATATGACCAAACAACAAATTTAATTTATAAAATAAAAGATATACCAGGACAAGGTGTTGTTATAGAAACTGAACCACTAAAAGCTTTTATGTGGATAAAGAATCTAAAAAAGCTTTCAGAAACATTATCATTTTATAGAAATGATAAACTCCTTCTTAAAAAGAAGATGACAGAGTATGGTATTGAAATAATACCATTAAGACATGATGATCATCAAAGATTAAAATACGGCTATAATTATTTGGTCAAGTGTGACCAAGGAGATAAAAGAATGCAAAGTTTCTTTTATGATGGTGGTATTAATATGTTCAGTAAATTCGAAAGAAGGATAGATGTACCATCACACTTTTTGCGTTTACCACCAGTTGAACAATATTTTATAGGTACAGGTAATAGGTTATTTAAGGGTATAGAAAATTATAATGATCTTCATAAGATACAATTTGACCTTGAAACAACTGGTCTATATCCAGAAATACATAGAATATTTTTAATTGGTATATCAGATAACAAAGGCTTTCAAAGAGTTTTATCCACAGATGAATCAGATGAATCAGAAAGAAAAGCAATAATAGATTTATTTGATACGATAGCTGAAGTAAGGCCGACACTAATAGGTGGTTATAATTCCGCTAACTTTGATTGGTATTTTATTTATAAAAGATGTGAATATCTTGGGCTTGATATTGAGGCAATATCAAAAACATTAAGAGATGACGTTAAAATAAGTATAAGAGAATCAAATTTAAAGGTTGGATCTGAATCAGAAAAATATAATCAGGTTAACCTTTTCGGGTATAGTGTTATTGATATAAATCATGCGACTAGACGTGCTCAGGCCATTGACTCCTCAATGAAAAGTACCTCATTGAAATATGTTTGTAAATATAACAAAGTAAATAAAAAAAATCGTGTATATATACCTGGTGATAAGATAGGTACTATGTGGGATGCTAATGAAAAGTATTTTTTTGATGATAATACTGGTTCATATATAAAAACAAAACCATGTATAGAATATTTAAATTATATCACCAGAGATATCGTTAAAAATAATCCTGATAAAATTTTTATTTTTGGTGATAATGATTTAAAATTTGGTCTAGGTGGTCAAGCAAAGGAGATGAGAGGTGAACCCAATACAATTGGAATACCCACCAAAAAATCACCAGATAATAATATAGATTCATTTTATAATGATGATGAGTTAGAAATAAATAAAAAGAAAATAAATGTATCTATTAAATCGATAATATCAGAAATAAAGCTAGGTAAAACTATTGTATTTCCGAGTAATGGTATTGGTACTGGTTTAGCTGATTTGAAAAATAAAGCACCAAAAACTTTTGAATTTTTAAATAAATCATTAAAAGCTTTAGATAACTATGCAAATTCTTTTACCGAAGTAACATCTAGATATATTGTTGAAAGATATCTTATTGATGACTTATGGGAAACACATGAGGTAGATAACATATATAATCAATCTTCTTTTTTATTGGCTAAATTAATACCAACTAATTACCAGCGTATATGCACTATGGGTACGGCTGTGTTATGGAAATTATTGATGTTTACTTGGTCATATGAAAATAATTTAGCTATACCCCTTAATGATACTAAAAGGGATTTTGTTGGTGGGTTATCTAGATTATATAAGGTAGGGTTTTCAAAAAAATTAAGAAAAGCTGACTTCTCATCACTATATCCATCAGTTCAATTAGCTCATGATGAGTTTCCTACTGTTGATATTTCTGGTGTAATGAAATCATTATTAAAATATTTTCACTCAGAAAGGTTTAAAGCAAAAAAATTAGCTAAGAAATTTAAGATAGCTGGTGATAATCAAAGTAGTTTGTTTTATGAGAGAAAACAATTACCACTTAAAATATTCATTAATGCGATGTTTGGTGCGTTGGGTGCTCCTACCGCATTTAATTGGGCTGAGGTGGATTCTAGTGAGGGTATTACGTGTAGATCAAGACAATACCTTAGATTAATGGTTAGATTTTTTATGAAAAAAGGTTATACACCATTGGTATTAGATACGGATGGTTGTAATTTTATGGCTCCTGAAAGTGGTGAAGTTTTTACGTACATTGGTAAGGGTTTAAATGAAGCAGTAACAGAGGGTAAAGAATATAGTGGTATTGATGCTGTTCTGGCTGAATTTAACGACCTGTATATGAAAGGTGAGATGAGTCTTGCTTTTGATGGTGCGTGGCCAGCAACAATAAATCTAGCTAGGAAAAACTATGCTATGTTAGAAGATGATGGAGAGGTTAAACTAACAGGTAACTCTATAAAATCAAAAAGAACATCAACGTACATACAAGAATTTTTGGATAAGGCCATTGTTTTATTATTAAATGAAAAAGGTTATGAGTTTGTTGAATATTATAATGCGTATGTAGAAAAAATTTATAATAAAGAAATCCCATTATCAAAAATAGCAACAAAAGCAAAAGTTAAGAAAACATTAAATGAATATATAAACAGAGGTAATAATAAAAATGGTAAACCCTTATCAAAACAAGCTTATATGGAGTTAGTTATTAAACATAATATAGGTATAAATTTGGGGGATATAGTTTATTATGTTAATACTGGAACGAAAAAATCACATGGTGATGTTAAAATGAATAAAGATGGTGAAATGTTTTGTTCATTGGTGGAAAATAGTGTGATAGAAAACGAACCAAATAAGCTAGGTGATTACAATGTTGATAAGTATTTGGATAATTTTAATAAAAAAGTAAAACCATTATTAGTTGTATTTTCAGAAGATGTTAGGTCAAAATTATTATTGAAAAAACCAGAGGATAAAAAAGATTGGCTTAAGAATGAATTAAATTTATTTAATGGTATACCATATAAAGAAAATGATCAGGACACCATTCAAGATTTATTCACACCATCTGATCTTGAGTTTAAATATTGGGATAAGTTTAATTATAATCCAAATATATGGTTTAATGATGAGGTTTTATTTACAGTACCAGGATTAGGTCGTGAGGTTTTAGTTTAATTACAATATTTATATTAAATATAAATAACATGACCAAAGAACAATTACTAAAAGAATTTATAAGTGATAACTATGGTGAGTTGAATTCTAAAGTACCTTCAAATCTTGACCCAAAGACAACTTCACATAGTACCAGTGATAAATTAATGAAAATGGTCGGTCAACCATTTGTTTTGGGTAATTATAGAAGATATTATGGTGAGGCCGTATTACCATATAGTGAGGATGCTGATAAATACAAAGATGAACCAGAAAAATTTTTTAATATATTAAAAAAACATAAAGCTGAAAAAACATTTGGTGAGTACTTTGTTGAAAAAACACCAGATGAAATATTAAAAGAAATTGCTAAAAATAAAGCTATTGGAATAATAGAAGATATATTAACAAAAAAAGGTCAATATAATAATATATTTAAAAAAACATCTGAAGATGAATCATTAAATGAAATTAAAGATAATAATAAATTAATATTTGGGCAACTGGATAAGATATTAGAATTTTTTAAAACTAATTTAGATGAAAATGAAAAAAGAATAATATTATCATATATAAATTCTAATATGCATGGCTAATAGTAAATTAGAGGGTAAAACTTTTATTATACCAGAAAAAATGCGTAATCATTTAACACTAATTTTACAAAAATATGGTGATAATAAAACAATACCTGGGTACAAAAGATTAGTTGAATTATTAGAATTAGGGTATTGTACATATGAAAAATTAAAACACATAAAACATTATTTTGATTATGCTGACCCTAATAATGAGATTGAATATAATTTAAATGGTGGTGATTTTTTTAAGAATTGGGTTACCAGAACTTTAAGTGATGCTAGAGGTGGTGTGTTAAATACAAAAGTACATAATTCTAATGCTGGTATGACCAATCAATTTAATGCAGCCCCTGATAGTAATTTAGATGGTGTTGCGAGAACACTGAAACCTAATATCAGGAATTATCCAGAAGAAATAATGAACGGTAAGTTATTAGAACAAATAAATAAAATAAAAAAATTAATAAATTTATAATATGGATAACAGAATACCAGCATCACAGATACTAAGAGATACTGCCGATAAACAAGAAAAAACACTTGAAAATGTTAATACATTCAAACCAGGTGTAAATGAATATGGTGCAACTAACCCAGAGGTAACACCAGAAAACGGTAATAAGTTAGATGTTAAGGAAAGGGCAAAATTAACTGGTGTTAATTTTTATGGTGAAAACAATCAATATAAATCACCTGAATAATATTTATTATTTGAATTAAATGATTAGATTAAACGAAGAGACTGAAAACGATCATAAGGTAAATCTTATACGTTATGCTATTGAGAATAAGTTTGAAATAAACTTTTGGTATAGAGGTATTGCTGTAAGTGACCCAAGGAATAAAAAATATTCGAGACAAAACTGGAGATTTGCGCAACCTGTTGCACTTGGATATAGTAAAGCTTCTGGGAGATTGATGTTAAGGGCTTGGCAAAAAATGGGTGTAACTAACACCATAGCACCAGCATGGAAAACGTTTTTGGTTGATGAAATGAAAAGTATAACTGTCCATGATGGTGAAAATGGTAAATATTATAGACCATTTAATAAGCCAGATGGACCAAATTATAATAATAATGGTGATAAAAAAATGTCTAATATTATCATTAAGATAGATTTAAATAAACCACCAGGTGAAAATAGGAATAAAATAGTTGAACCAGAAAAAGAAGAAGAACCAGAAAATGTTGATGTACCACCAGTTGATACATTAATAAATAAGGATAAAGAAATGGTTGACAAAATTAAAAATAATTTAGATAATTATGATGAAATAGAGGAATCTGTTTTTGATAAATTATTAATTAAATTAAATAAAATACATGGATAGGAACGAAAAAGAGGATTTTTTAGCTAGAGCGATACAGAAATCAAAAATGGTAATGAAAGAGGTTGACACTAGGCATGGTGGTAAATCAAATCAGACAGGTATGAGTAAAAAAGTATACTCAGAACAAGATACTGATAATCTTCTTGTGGATAACACAAGATATATATCACCAGAAGAATATGCAAATATGGGTGGTGCTCAACAATTACCAAAACAACCATCATTTGATTTATATTCTGATAATGAAAGACAACCACAATATGAACAAAGGCAGGTAGGCGGTGAAAAATTCATTCCATATAAAAATTTAAATAATAGTAAAATGCCACAAGAAATATTGGAGTCGTTTATAGCAAAGCCTATGATCAACCCCAATAAATCTGCAACAGAATCGCTATTTGATAGATTAGCACCAGTTAAACCACAACAACCAAGACAAGTTGTTGAACAAAGAGTACAACAACCAACTCAACCATTATATGAACAGAAACAAACGATGGATGTTAGTTTAATTGAATATATTATAAAAAAGACTGTTGAGGAAACAGTTAAACAATTAAATGAACAAACAAGTTTAAATGAAAATATTCAAATAAAAATTGGTGATAAAACATTTGGTGGTAGTATTAAATCATTAAAAACTATAAAAACACAAAAATAATATGAGTACTAAAACTATAACATTCTGTAAAAATAAATGCTGCCCAGTAGTAACAGTATTAGAAAATAAAATAATCCTTGGTGATGAAAAAGGTGTTGAAGGTATAACAACTTGGACAAAAGACCAGTTTAAAGATTTCATTATCGCTGTTAAAGATGGTAAATTTGATGAATTAATTTAAATTTATATAAAAAACAAAAAAACCTCTGTTATTGCAGAGGTTTTTTTGTTTTTTATTTGTTTTTATGGTATTGATTATGTAGTATTATATAAATTGATTCTATAGAAAATGAGTAAGTATAAAATATTAGTTGCACCAAGTGATAATTTTGGTAGTGGTAAATACAGATCCATAGACCCACATATTTGTTTACAGAATAATCACTCTGAAGATTTTTTTGTTGAAATTAATCATACAATTAATTTTAGTGATTATAATTATTTGAAAAATTTTGATGCTATCATAATTCATAGGTTACCACAACATGATTATGTCAACGCAATAAACATAATCAAAAACATTAAAAAATTGGGTTTAAAAGTGGTTATTGATACTGATGATTATTGGCATCTTGACCCATCCCATGGTGCTTATGAACAAGCAAAAAAAGATGGTATACCAGAGGTATTACTTAATTGTATTAAATTAGCTGACCTAGTTACTGTCCCTACAATACTTTTAGCTAACGAGGTAAGAAAATTTAATACTAATGTTAATGTATTAGCTAATGCTATTGACCCAAAAGAAGTCCAATTTAATAAAAAATCAGATAATCCGACTAATAAAGTTAGGATTGGTTGGATGGGTGGAAGTAGCCACCTTAAGGATATTGAACTTTTAAAGAAATTGTCTACTCTTGGTGAGGATTATCATGATAAATCACAATTGGTTTTATGTGGTTTTGATACCAGGGGTTCTGTAAAAGAAAGAGATAAGACCAGTGGGCAAATTATAGAAAGAGGTATTAGACCCACAGAAACAGTTTGGTTTTTATATGAGTTATTTCTAACAAATAATTATAGAATGTTAGAAAAGTACCCTGATTACATTAAATTCTTAACACAATTCAAAGAAGACCCATCGTATGATGATAGTGCTATGCCATATAAAAGAGTTTGGACAAAACCGATAAATACTTATGCTAAAAATTATAATCTTTTTGATGTTGGTTTAGCACCATTGGTTGAAAATAAATTCAATATGTTTAAATCACAATTAAAAGTTATTGAATGTGGTTTTAATAAAACACCTATCATAGCACAAAACTATGGGCCATATACTATTGATCTTATTGATGGTAAAAATGCTTTGTTGGTTGATAGTGCTAAAAACCATAAACAGTGGCAGAAACACGCTAAATATCTTATTGATAATCCACATAGGATAAAAGAACTCGGTGATGAATTATATAATACGGTTAAGGATAAGTATGATATAAATAATGTCACAAAAGAAAGAGCAAAAATATATTTAAATTTATTAAAATAATATAAAATGGAAGGAAAACAAAAATTTTTAGAAATTGTAGAAAAATACAATGTCTGTAGTAAAGAGTTACTTAAATTTTTAGATGAGTCTGGTTTTTATAAGGCACCAGCATCTACAATGTCTAATCTACACAATGCCTTTGACGGTGGTCTTGTTGACCATTTAATTAAAGTTACCAGACATTGTATTACTGTTAATGAAAGTAATGGTAAACTGGATCCTAAATTGAGATGTGAACCAAGTAGTGTTGCTAGGGTAGCATTACTCCATGGTATTGGTAGAGCTAACCTTTATAAACCAAACCCATCTGAGTGGCATAGAAAAAATTTGGGAAAAATGTATGAATTTAATGAGAATTTGGTTTCATTAACTGTTGCTGAAAGGTCTATTTACTACATTAATACATATGGTGGTGATATGACATTAACAGAAGAAGAATATCAAGCTATTATAAATTCTGAAAAAGATTTATCAAATGATAATGCTGTTAAGTGGCACTCTAAACCATTGGCTGTTTTACTTAGGCAACAAATAGAATGGGCAATAATGTCAGAACAAACACCAAAAAACTAAAAATATGGAAAATAAAGAAATGAATGAATATTTTAATGATTTGTTTGAACAAACAGAATCATTATTACAGGACTGGACTTATGTAGATGGAATAATGAAATTAATTATTAAAATAATTAATAAATCAAATAACCCGATGCCAACATATGCTAAATATGGTGATAGTGGTTTTGATTTACGTGCTAATATTAGTGAAGATATAATTCTTAAGTCTGGTAAAAGGGTTATTATACCTACTGGTATATACATACAAATACCACATTCCTTCGAATTACAAATTAGGAGTAGAAGTGGATTAGCTGCCAAAAATGGTATTATGGTTCTTAATTCACCCGCAACGATAGATTCGGCATACCGTGGAGAGTTAATGGTGATACTTTATAACACTGATGAAAATGATTTTATCATCAAAAATGGTGATAGAATAGCTCAGGGTGTTATTGCAGCAGTACAAACACAAGAAAGTGTATTTTTTAAAGTGGTTGATGAACTAGACCCAAGTGATAGAGGTGACGGTAAATTCGGTAGTACTGGTGTACAATAATTAAAAATAAATTAAAAAATATGACAATTAGATATTATAACCAAAGAAGACAATCTGGTAAAACATCAGATTTGGTAGAAAGGTTTATATTAAAACCAGAAAATACATTACTTATATCTGCGTATGATGAACAGATAACAAAAATTAAAAATAATGTAGATGCCAAATATTATAAAAATATTATATGATAGATTGGTTTAATAAGGAATTGTCGACATATAAAGCCATAACACCAGATATTTTTGACAAGATAACACTTAAACGTGTATGGTCTGGTGAATTAATGAAAATTGGTGATACTGTGTTATATGCTTTTTGTTTTGATAAAAAAGACGACCAATTAAAATTATTTTCAATTCTTGATAGTGAAATTCCATTAATTGAAAACCAGTTTGATCTGGTAGGATACAGAAATAATATAATACCCGTTTTAAAATTTAAAGATGATACAAAAAAAAGGGAATACAAAGATACAATATAAACCAATTTCGGTTGTTTGTTCAACAAAAAAAATAAACCCAACATTTAAAGAACATATAATTAAAACCTCTGGTCTGGATAAGATAGAGGTTTTAATGTATGAAAACAATAATGAGTTTTCTTTAACAGAGATTTACAATAGGGGTTTAAAGGATTCTAAGTATGATATTGTCGTGTTTATGCATGATGATGTGATAATGAACACGCAAGATTGGGGTTATGCTATTTCAGATCATTTCACCAGGAATATGGGGTATGGTATTATTGGTGTGGCTGGTACAAATAAATTATCCAGTGGGATGTGGTGGGAAGATAAAACACACATGCACGGAATTGTCAACCATAGTAATGGTAAGAATGTTTGGACCAGTAATTATTCACCATCACAAGGCATCTATTTAAAAAGAATGGTTGTATTGGATGGTGTTTTTTTTGTTGCACATAAAAAAAGAATAAAATCAAATTTTAATGAAAGTTTTAAAGGATTCCACTTTTATGACTTATCATTTACTTTGGATAATTTTCTTAATAATGTTAAGATAGGGGTTATAACTAATGTTAGAATAACACACATGTCTATTGGTGAAACAAATGATAAGTGGGAAGAGAATAAAGAATTATTTGAATCATTATATAAAGATAAATTTCCGATAACGATATGATAAAAAAGATAACAGAATTAAAAAATATACATAAAGATGAGGATATTTACGTTGTTGGGGCGGGGGCTAGTTTGGATTTTATCGACACTTCTTTTTTCGATGGTAAAATTGTTATGGGTATCAATCAAGTTTATAAAAAAATTAATTGTGATTATCTGGTACGGAAAGAAACTAAATTCCTGAAACAAGCCCTTAAAACAAATGCTAAGGTAATTGTTTCAGAGTATGATAGCGGAAATTTAAACAGTGGGATAGATAAACTTAATACGAATAAATTAGACCATCCAAATTTGTACTATTTCCAACATTTGGATAATTTACATGATAAGGTTGATTTATCAGTAATAGGTACTGATAAAATAGTGACCAGTTTTTCCACAATAACATCAGCCATTCATATTGCCGCTTATATGGGTGCTTACAACATTATATTGGTCGGACATGATTGTGGTACACTTAACGGTAAAATGACCTTTAAAGGGTATTACGATTCCATTAATGATACCCCATGGACCAATTGGGAACAATACAAAGGTTGGTTGAAAATAATTGAGGGGCAGACCATATCAGTAAGGGATAAAATAAAAGAGGTTTATGATTGTAATGTGGTTTCGATAAATCCATTTGTATCATTAAATCTTGAAAATAATTTATATATGTAATAATCATGGATAAATTTAGAATAATAATACCAGCCAGGAGAAATTCTAAAGGGTTACCATTTAAAAATAGACTTTTATTCGGTGTAACATTGAATAAAATACCAAAAAAGTATTATAAAAATATTATTGTTACAACTGATGATGAATATATTATAGAAACATGTAAAAAATATAAAATATTTTACATTGAGAGAGGTGAAGAATTATCGAATGATGTTGCTTCAGTAAGGGATGTTTTATTGGATGTGGTTAAAAGGGTAAATACTATAACTACAGATACCGATTTAATTTTATTGTATTTAACCTACCCAGAAAGAACATTAACACAAGTATATAAAGCGATTTTATTTTATAAGGAAAAAAATGCTAAATCATTGTTATGTAAAAAAAATATAAAAACAACACATCCGTTTTTATATTTGTATGATATGGGTGGTGATATGGGTAAACAAATTGTTTCTCATGATTTATGTAGAAGACAAGATTATCCACCAGTTTTTGAATTGTCACATTATATTGGTATATTTAAAACATCCGAATTAATAAACCTGAATAAAAACATGTATAATGATAATACGGTGTATTTTAGTATACCAGACGTTATTGATGTTGACACTTATGATGATTTAAAAAAATATAACAATGAGAATTCTTCAAATTAAAACAACACCAATAGCTAATGCACCAGATTTATTATCTGATGCTATAAATAAATATACAAATCATTATTCGGTGGTACAATCACCATTGGATAAGGTTGATGGTAAATTCGATGTTGTTATATTTCACAATAAATACTTCTCAACAAAAGGTTTCGATAAAGAGCTTATAATGTATCATAGTGAACCATTTATGGTCGATTTATATGTTCCAAAACATGTTACAAAAATGGTGATTGCGCAATACCATGCAACACTAAGAGAATTTAAAGATTGTAATATTGTTAGAAATATAATAGATTTTAATTCTGATTTATATAAACTTAAACATATAGATAAAATAAAAATAGGTTATTCACCATCTAATAAAGGTAGTTTTGGTATGTGGCATAATAAAGGCTATGAAGAAACCAAAAAAATACTGGAAGAAATAAAATCAATTTATAAAGATAAAATTGATTATGATATAATAACCGATGTATCTTTAGAAGAATGTTTAAGAAGAAAATCTGAGTGTAATATTTTAATAGATGAAGTTGTTACTGGATCATATCATAGATCTGGTTTAGAAGGATTAGCACTTGGTAAATGTACAATATGTGGTATTTCGCCAGAGGTAAGTGACGTTTTGGAAAACATAACAAATGATATAAACCCATTTTATCAATCAAGTATATATACCTTAAAAGATGATTTATGTTGTATGATAGATAATATTCCAGTTAATGATATAAATTATTTTGGTGATAATAATAGAAAATGGATGGAAAAAAACTGGTCACCAGAAATAATAATAAATGAATTTTTAAAATTAATAGAAAAATGAATAAAACTAAAATAATTGCTGAAATTGGTTTAAACAGCAATTCTGATATGGATTTAACGAAAAAATTAATAATGATGGCCAAATCAGCTGGGTGTGATTATGTTAAATTTCAAAAAAGGAATCCAGATATTTGTGTACCAGAAGAACAAAAATCAAAAATAAGGCAAACACCATGGGGTGAAATGAGTTATATTGATTATAAATGGAAAATGGAGTTTAATGAAGAACAATATCAAGAAATACATGACTTTTGTATGTCAATTGGTATTGATTGGTTCGTTTCTGTTTGGGATATTGAGTCCGTTGTATTTATGACAAAACTTAATAAAAAGAATGGGTATAAAAATATATTAAAAATACCATCTGCATTAATAACCGACATAAATTTATCTTTCTATACCAGACAAGAAGCAGATTTTGTGATTATATCAACGGGTATGAGTACTGAACAACAAATAATTGATTGTGTTAATGTATCAAAACCAGATGTTATCATGCATACCAACTCGACTTACCCTTGTCCAGTTAATGAATTGAATCTTAATTATATAACCCACTTAAAGAAACTATACCCTAATAAGGAAATTGGTTATAGTGGTCATGAGTTTGGGTTGGTGACAACATTTGCGACAATACCAATGGGTGTAACCTGGATTGAAAGGCATATAACTTTGGATAGAGATATGTGGGGATCTGACCAAAAAGCCTCAATCGAACCATCTGGTTTATTTAAATTGGTTAAAGGTATAAGGGATATAGAAAAAGCATTATCATTACCAGAGGGTGACAGGTATATATTCGGTGGTGAAAAAGAAAAACTAAAAACATTAAGAGGATAATTTTATGATAATATATGTTGATATAGATGATACGATATGTAAAACAATTTCTACGGATTATAATATAAATTGTGTACCATATCACGATAAAATTAAGGTGATAAATGATTTATATGATGATGGTCATACAATCGTTTATTGGACTGCCAGAGGTACAGTTTCTGGTATTGACCACACTGAATTAACTAAGAGACAATTAAAAGAATGGGGTGTTAAATATCATGATTTAAAGCTGAAAAAACCAGCTTATGATATTTTTATTGATGACAAGGCTTTAACCGATATTAACCAATTAAAAAATATACTACAACTACGAATTAAATAATTGTTTGTGTTTTTTATATAGTATTTATTAGTAAATAATAATATCTAAATTATGAGTAAACGTACAACAAAGAAGAGGTACACTGAGGATGAAGAAGATGAAATCTTTCAGGATGTTTCAAGAGAACATGGTAATAATCTTTTAAAAACGGTGACATTTAAATTATCACCAAAAACACCAAATCAGAAAAAGTTTTTAGATTTGGTTAGAAAAAATGACATTACGATATGTTCTGGTGCACCAGGTAGCGGAAAAACATTTTTATCGTGTGGGATTGCATTGGATATTTTAAAATCAGACCCAAAAATAAAAAAAATTGTTTTGGTTAAATCTGTGACCACATTAAAATCTGAAGAGATCGGTTTTTTAAAAGGATCAATTGATGAGAAGCTGAGTCCATTCATGTATTCTTTTTATCATAATTTTGAAAAATTAATTGGTAAGAAATCATTAGAATCTTTAAAAGCTGGTGGGTACATTGAAGAATTACCAATAGCATATATGCGTGGTATCAATATTGATAATGCAATTGTTATTATTGATGAAACCCAAAATATTATATTGGATAATATGCGCACAATAATGACCAGATTGGGTGAAAATTCTAAGATGATATTTTTAGGTGATGTAGAACAAATCGATTTAAAATCTAAAGAAACATCATCATTATCCACAATAATAAAATATTTTGAAAAATCAGATGAATATATTGGTGCCATATCATTTACCGAAGAAGATATTGTTAGGCATAGGTTGGTACAATTGATAGAAGAAACCTTTAGACAAATAAAGGAAGATAAAAAATAAAAATACATTTACTTAGAGTCCCTATTATCATAAGTTTAATAAAAAATACTTATGATAATAGGGATTTGTATTAATAATATATTAAGAGACCATTTAACCAAGGTATGTGAGGCATATACCGATTTAACTGGATTGGAACCAGTTTTACCAATAAATCCATATGATTTGGAAAAATCATTTCCTACCATAACAGATGATGCTGAAATATCTGTTTTTAATCCAGATGATAAAGATATGGTTATTAAACCAATATGTGATAATTTATCATTTAATATATTTGAGCTAATGTATGAGGATGCATCTTTTGAAATATTTGGGAGATCTGAAGAAACATATTATAATATTGTATATAAACTTGGTGAATTAAACGATAAAAATACATCAGTTGTTTTATTAAATAAGGAAACGAATAGATCTAAGTGTGCTACATTATTTTTCCTTTCAAAATCTAATTTTATTTTTGATAAGATTGTATTTCCTGAAAACTATAAAGATTTCTGGAAACATTGTGATGTATTGGTGACTGATAATCCTTATTTTTTTGAAAACCCTAAAAAAAATAAAATAAGTGTTAAAGTTAAGAATGAATTTAATATTGATTATGATAGTGATTTTACTATTCTTAATATAACAGAATTAAATTCTATAAAAGAAGATATAAAATTAAAATATAACAAATTAAAATCAAAATGACCAAAAGACAGGAAATTTTAGCTAATCTAGATCAATCAATTGATAAGATTAAAAATAAGGAACATAAAGTTATTTTTATGATTCCTGATACTAAAGGTAATGCAAGGGCTAGTGTTAGCAATATATGCAGACAAGCTATGACCCTTAAGGAAAATAATTATAATGTAGCTATTTTACTTGAGCGTAAAGATTCAATAAAACCATCAGCTTGGTTGGGTTCTGAATATGATACATTAGAATATTTTTCTGTTGAAGAAAATAATATGATTATGGGTGCTCATGATTTTATTATCATCCCTGAAATATTTGGTAACGTCTTCGAACAAATAGAAAAACTTCCAATGGAAAAGATTGTTTTTGTTCAAGCATATGATTATCTATTGGAACCATATGCCCCAGGTAAATCATTTTTGGACTATGGTGTTGTCAATTGTTTAACAACAAACGATATAGTGGCTAATATGGTTTCTGATATATTCAGGGGAATAAATATAAAAACCATTCCAGTTGGAATTCCAGAGTGGTTCTCACCCACAAAAAATCTTAAGAAGCCAATCATAGCTATTCATTGTAGGGACGCTAAAAAGGCATCTAAAATCATTAAGACGTTTTATTTGAAGTATCCAGTTTATAGGTTTGTATCGTTTAAGGATATGCACGTTATGAGCGAGAAAGATATGGCAAATAATCTTAAGGATTGCTGTTTATCAATATGGGTTGATGATGAATCATCTTTCGGGACATTCCCAGTTGAGTCAATGAAATGTAATGTTCCTGTTATTGGTAAAATACCTAATATTATACCAGAATGGATGACAGATGAAAACGGTTTGTGGGTGTATGATGAAAATCAAATACTTGGTTTGATATCTGGATTTATTAAAAATTGGTTGGAGGATAATACTGATGAGATAATACCTGATGTTAATAAGTATGTTGATGGTAAGTATACAATGGAAGATTTTAAAAATAATACTGTTACGGTATTTGAAGAATTTTTCTCAGAAAGAATTACCAGGTTGGAAAAAATAAAAAGTGATTTAAATTAATTTTATTATGATAAAAATAGATAAAGAAAAAATGGATCAATTTGGTGATACACTAAAGAGAGCTAAAAGAATTATTGACCTTGAAAATAAAAAACAAATCAAATCACTACAAGATTTAAAAAATTTGTATGGTTTTGATGGTTTAAAGTTTATTGATACTAGGGGGGATGATTATAGTAAAGACTTATTAAAAGAATTCTTTAAAAATATAACAAAAACAACAGATGAGTTAAAAGAAAGTACTGGTTCAGCACACACAGATGATTCTACTGAAAAAACCAAATATTCAGAAACAGTGTCTGAACCAGTATCAGGACCAAAATGGGAAGTAGAGTACCACTATGATGATTCTTGTTATAAGGGTTTTAGTACCCCAACAGAAATAACTGAAGGATCTGTGGTTAATCTTAAAAGTGGTTCACAAGATATGACAGCCATGTATAATACTCGTGATGCCCTTAATAATTGGTTATGTAAATGGTTTTATGATGGAATACTTTATGAGGGGTATTTCACCGAAAAATCATTAAAATTAAAAGAAAATTAAAAAAAATAATTATGAATAATTTAGATATAACAGTTATTATTCCGCTTCATTCGGTTAAAAATGAAAAAACAAATGAATATTTAACCATGGCGTTGAATAGCATCAAGAATAATGCAACAAGACCAAGCAAAGTAATGATTGTAAGGTGTGGTTGTGGTGATGTTAAAGAATTTTTGGATAAGTTTGATTTTACTAAGTTTGACTTTACTGTGGATATTGTTGAAAATATATCAGGTAAATCATTCCAAAATCAAATGAACTATGCGGTATCTAAGGTTGAAACAAAATATTTCAGTCTTCTTGAGTTTGATGATGAATATTCTACAACATGGTTTAAAAACGTTGATGAATATATACAACACAATACTGATGTTGATATGTTTTTACCGATTGTTTCGGATGTTGATGAACAAAACAGGTTTTTGATGTTGACAAATGAGGCTGTATGGGCATATAATTTCACAGATGAACTTGGTTTTCTTGATAATGAATCTTTGATTAATTACCCAAATATTAATATTGATGGTATGGTAATATCAAAACAATCATACCAGGATTGTGGTGGGTTAAAACCATCAATAAAACTAAGTTTTAATTATGAATTCTTACTTAGGTACACAAGGAGTGGTTATAAGGTGATGGTAATCCCTAAAATTGGTTATAAACATACCAATATGAGAACCGATTCATTATTCTGGTCATATAAAAATGACCCATCAGAAAAAATATCACCAGATGAAGCTAAGTTCTGGATGGATTTGGCTCAAAAAGAATTCTATTATAAAGATGATAGGAACATAATTTATGCCCCAGTTGATTCAACAACAGCTGTTATTAGTAATGGATAAAAAAAAGGTTAATTACTACTATGACACAGAACAAGAAGAGGCCGTGGTAGCATTTTTAAATGCAAAAACAATAGAAGAAAGAACCAAGATATATAGGGATCATCTAATGAGACCCATAGAGAAAATGGTTGAGATTCTTATTCGTAGGTATCATCTGGATAGACCAAATGATACATATGATGATATTCATGCTGATGCAATTTCGTTTTTGATGGTTAAATTCGATAAGTTCAAACCATCAAAGAATAAAAAAAGTTACTCCTATTATGGTACTGTAGTAAAAAACTACTTAAGACAAGAGTTGATTAAAGCTGATAAATTAAGAAAAGCAGTCGCTGATTTTGATGAGGTTGAAACTGAGGTTTTAAATAGAGAAGACCAAAAATATCGTATAGATGATAGCACTTTTAATGTAAATGTGTTTATTGAACAACTCATTGATTTAATAAAAGATGATTTATTATCCGATGATCTTAGTGAGAAAGAGTTTAAGGTAGGTCATGCCTTGGTTAAAATATTACAAGAATATGATAAATT